AATGCTTTGATAATGCTTTTTACTGCTTTAGCTTCTGGAGCACTTCTTGGTGAAAACTTATATTGGAAAGAAAAGTTTCTTAGTTCTGGACTCTTAAAAAGCAGTTCTAAGTTTGGATTCATTGCTTTTCCTTCTTGACGTGAAAAGACTTGAGTCGCAGTCACGTTACTTCCAAATGCCCTTAGTGCTGCTGCTGCTCCTTTAGCTCCAATCAATCTTTGTAGGTTTTGATTATTTGAATCCATTGCCATTGCATCAATGGCGTCACCTAAACGCCCACCCACTCCACCAACTTCATTTCCTTTTGCATCAGTTAAAGCTGTAGTTAAGAGTTCAAGTGCTCCTGCTTCCATAAAGTTCAACGTGCCATTTTCATAACCCACTGACATCGTATCAGAAGCTTGACCCGTTATAGGAAGGTATATTGTTGTATGAGATTTTCCTGATGGTCTATCTAATTCCTGCACTCCAGCTGTGAGTTTTCTTGGTTTTCTTTCTTTTATTACAAACTTTAGGACATCTTGATTGTTGGTGCTTAAGTCAATGGGATATGTGAAAGCACTTGGTGAAGTTTTATTATTATCTTGTGAACCTCCACCGTTCTCTGTAAGTGGATTTGAAGAAGTTAAATCATCACCAAAGTTTCTAAAACCATTTTGTCTTCTATAATCTTCAGAGTCTTTTGATTCTTGTACAAAATCCTTTTCCATACCTCTCATCTGATCCTTCACCGTTTTAACGATGGAATCATTGTTCCATGATTTTTTTACAATGTCAGGTGCATTATCATTCCAAGTAATCTTATTTGGATCTGCTGAGTCTCTTTTACCTATCACGACTGGAGACAAAAAACCATCGCCAGATGATGCCTTTTTATGTTGTATTATGTCAACATCATAGGTGTATGCTCTTTCGGGTCCAAGTCTAGTTACCCGTGTGGAGATATAAACTTTCTCTCTATCACTCTGAGGGATTAATCTACCTCTTCTATTTACTTTTGATAAGTCAAGAGGACTTTTTTTACTAGTGATAACCATTGATATGGATTTTTTTACTATTTAGTGATGAACTTTCCATAATTTACAGATAGCAAGTCATCAAGTTCTTCTCTTTTTACAATGTAAACTTGACCTACAATCTCTCCCCATGTATATTGTCTTGTCTCTCTATGATGGAAGTTTGTTCCACGGAATCCCCAAGCAAATAAATCAGTGACTGCAACTAGTGGGTGTTGATCATATCTTAAGTTAGGAGTCTTTGCATTGTAAACAAAAGTGCAGAATGTTCCAACGTCAGGAATAGGTGTCACCGTATCACTAAGTGCTTCCATGATATACATCATTTGTTGTTCTTGATCCATGGTTTCACCATTTAGAATGTCCAGGATCGGTTCGATACGATTCATTTGATTCCGAGTTCTCTTTCTGTTATTATTTTGAACTCTATTCTACGATCAGCACAATACTCTTGAGCCGCTTTCCACTTTGCTTGATTAACTGCGTAGGTTTTGCACTCATAGATATATGATTTTGTCACTCTTGACTTTTTCTTTGGTGGTGCAGTTTGTTTTTCTGGTTTAACTTCGACCACATAGGTTTTGATCTTACCAGTAGACTCTTTCACTTTGATTAGAAAGTCAGGAAAATATCTATGGACTCTATTGTCGATAGGAGAAATGTATGGAATACAAAACTCTTCGGATCCCCATGCTAAAATGTTCTCGTTAAGGTCACACCACCTACAAAACTTGCGTTCCCAACTACTTCGGCATATAATATTACTTGCATCACCCTTATATTTCATAGGATGCGAAGGTTTGTATTTACTTTTAATACTTTCTCCCATACATAATATATAAGGTAAAAACTATTTAGATGGCACGGGAAGTAAGTTCAATCTCACAGATTAAGTCTAATATTCTTAGACCTGCTTTAACGTCGCAATATATTGTCAGTATTCCAACTCCCTCTACAAGTCGTGTGGGTGCAATCTTGCAGAACCTTCTCAGCACAGATCAGGAAAAACTGAATCTACTTTGTAGTGACACTACTTTGCCAGGATCTTCATTAGTCACTTCAAAAAATGATAATGATCGCACGGGTGTGACAAACACACATGCTTATCGTAGAGATTTTGGTCAGCAAGTAAACATGTCATTTTATGTTGATGCTGAAAGATATCTGCCAATCAAGTTTTTTGAATCTTGGATGGCTATGATTTCTGGCACAGACGTGCAGGGAGGTGATCAGAGAAGTCAAAGTTATAGTTATCGATTTAGATATCCTAATGATTACTTGGCAAAGCAAGGACTTAAGATTACAAAGTTTGAGAGAGATTTGTACACAGAGGAGAGAAGAACTAATCTTCTTGAAGATATTGTGAATGTGATCGCAGGCACTGACTTTGGCACCACAGATATTAATAGAACTGGGTCAAGGTTAGAGTATGAATTTTTTGACGCATTTCCAATCGCGATTAGTTCTATGCCCATCTCATATGAATCATCCCAACTTTTAAAATGTACCGTTTCATTTTCTTACACAAGATATATCATTAATGAAATCAGTGTTGGTCATGTTTCTAAATCTTCAAATGTCATTATGGGACCATCTGGATCTGCTGCAGCAAATGAGTTCTTCCAACAGAACAGAGATAGTTTGATTAATGACACAAGGGGCAGATCCTTCTCAAATCCACGAGACATTATCAATAGATTTGGTGGTAGTACGAGACTTCAAGATGCACCACCTGCTGACTCTCAAGGGCGCACTATCAACCCTCTTACAAATAGTTCAAGCATCGCCTAATAAATAATCACACTGAAAAACTCTTCGGGACATTATGCCTTTACCAAAGATTGCCACGCCAACTTATGAACTTGAGTTGCCATCGTCAGGACAAACAATCCAATATCGACCATTCCTTGTAAAAGAGGAAAAACTTCTTGTCATCGCTTTAGAAAGTGATGATAGTAAGCAGATTACAACAGCGATCAAAACTGTTATCAAAAGTTGTATCTTAACAAAGGGTATTAAGGTGGAGCAACTTCCAACCTTTGATATCGAATACCTGTTCCTCAACATTCGCGGCAAGTCTGTTGGAGAAGACATTGAAGTCAATATTATTTGTCCCGATGATGAAGAGACTGAAGTAAAGGTGAATATTAACTTGGATGATATTGAAGTCAAGAAGAATGATAAGCATACTGATAAGATCAAAGTTGATGATAGTATTATGATGCAGATGAAGTATCCATCTCTGGATCAGTTCATTAAAAACAACTTTGATTTTGATGATAATACTGCGATGGATCAGTCCTTCGATCTGATTGCATCTTGCGTAGACAAGATTTTTACTGAAGAAGAAGTTTGGGCTGCTGCTGACTGCACCAAGAAAGAAATGACAGAGTTCTTGGAGCAGATGAACTCATCTCAGTTCAAACAGATTGAAACTTTCTTTGAGACAATGCCTAAGTTGTCACATTCAATCAAAGTAAGAAATCCAAAAACTAAAAAAGAAAGCAATGTCGTACTTGAGGGATTAGCGTCTTTTTTCGCATAGGCATGGTTCATATGAACCTTGAGAACTATTTTAATCTCAATTTTGCCTTGATGCAGTTCCATAAATATTCATTAACTGAAATAGAAAACATGATGCCCTGGGAAAGGGATATATATGTTGCTATGTTAATGAACCATCTTGAAGAAGAAAAACTAAAACAGCAGCAAGCGAATGCCTTCGGATGAAACTCAATCAAACCCAATAGAACCTAGAAGGCGTCGCATTTCTGCTGATAGTTTTCGTAGAGGAAGAAGTGTCATAGGTGTCAAAGGTTTAAATATAAATGCTAAACTTGGTGATATCAACAATAGAGTAAGCAATAATACAAGAAAGATAACCATCATCAAGAATATTCTTGGTTATCAAAAGAGTGAACTAAAAGAAAATCTAGCATCAGTGACTCCTCAAGCATTGATGATGAGGAATCTTGATAATATATTAGAAACTCTTAGGAAAGAAAAGCAACTTGAAGATAAAGAAAAGGAAGAGCAAAGAAAAAATCAAGAGTCTCTAAGAAGAAAAAAAGAAGAATCGCGACTTGAAACAAGAGTTAAGAATGTTCGTGAAGCAACGAAAGAGATTGTTGCCCCCGTAAAGAATACCATTGATAGCATAGTCAAAGCATTTTTTGCAATCCTAACAAGCAAGTTTTTGATCAAACTTGTTCAGTGGATGAGCAATCCAGAAAATAGAGATAAGATTAAATCAGTTGTTAGATTCTTAACAAATAATGGACCAAAGTTACTCGCGGCATATCTATTATTTGGTACAAGATTTGGTAGAGCAGTTGTAAGATTAAGTGGATTATTAATCAAAGGTGCAAT